CCAAGCTGGTTTCTAATGAGCAGACACTGGTACAGAGCGGCATTCATTCAAGACGTAGGGCTATGGATGAGGTGGGAGTCAAAGACCCGGACCGGGAGTTTAACAGATGGCTTGAGGAAAGGGAGACTATCCTCAGGATGAATAAAGAAATCAATCTTAGACCAGCCAGGGGTGGAGAGAGAGTGAGAGATATAGAGCCCCAAGCAGAGGTCATTGAGGAATCTTCTCCCTGATGTTTAAAGTGTCTGACGGACGGAAGTTAAGTGCAGATTTGGTATCAATAATAAGGAGGCGGAAAGTTGGTAGAAGAAGTGAAACGAAAAGAAAACTCTCTGGACGAGCAGCCTGGCGACCAGAGTCCAACTGAGGTGGAAGATTTGGGACAGAGCATAGTGTCTTTAGACAGAGTTGCTGAGCTAGAGGGACTGGTAGCTCAAAAGGATGAGGAGCTGGCCAGATTAAATACTCACCTTAATGAGCTGGAGCAGGTAATAGCTGATAGAGGCGGTGAGATTGCTACCATGAAGCAGACTGAGGTTGAGTTAGGAGAGAAGGTGGCAACCATCAGTGATTCTCTAAAAGAGGCTGTTGCCAGCTACAAGACTGCGGTGGTCCAGGCAAATCCAGAAGTTTTAGCGGAACTCATCAGTGGGGACACTATCGAGGCTATCAATGAGTCCTTGAATCAGGCAAAAGCCCTGGTAAGTAAGGTTAGGCAGGGCCTGGAGGCTGAAATCTCACTGGCTAAAGTCCCGGCTGGGGCTCCGGAAAGGACATCGCCTGACTTCTCTGGTCTGTCTCCGAGGGAGAAGATTCAGCAGGCTATAGGGAAAATAAGGTAGCCTGCACTCCGTCTTCTTCAAACGACTGGCTACCAAATACATAAAGGAGGAATGAAATGGCTTTAACACTGGAGGAAGCATCTAAGCTTTCTAACGATATACTACTTCAAGGAGTGGTGGAGACTATCATCAAGGATTCGCCTATCTTGAAGAAGATGCCCTTTATTGAAATTGTTGGCAATGTCTTGACCTATAACCAGGAAAAGACGCTACCGTCTATTGATTTCTACGATGTTGGTGATACCTGGGCTGAATCGACGCCAACCTTTGAGCAGAAAACAGCCAGCCTGAAGATTATGGGGGGAGATGCCGATGTGGATAACTTCCTCAAGGCTACGGCTACCAGAAGTAATGTTCAGGATTTAGAGACGGCCGTTGTCGAGCTTAAAGCTAAAGCGCTCAAGGATAAATTTGAGGATACCTTTATCTACGGCGACGTCACAACTAACTCAAAGCAGTTTGACGGATTAAGAATGCTGATTGATACCACCACGGCCAGCGACCAGGTAATTGCCGCCGGCGCTAGCGGGGCTACGTTAGCCCTGTCTATGCTTGATGAGCTTATTGATGCCGTAAAAGGGGGTAAGCCTGACATGCTGCTGATGAGCCGTCGTTCCAGACGCAAGATTAACGCATTGGTCAGAGCTTCCGGCGCGATGATGGAAACCGATCGTGATAGATGGGGCGATTTTGTCCAGTTCTGGGATGGTATCGCTATTGGCGTCAATGACTGGATATTGGATACCCATGTTGTTAGCGGTGGTGTCGAGACAGCTACTACTGGCGGTGACTGTTCTACCATTTATGCCATTCAGTTTGGTGAAGGAGCACTCTGTGGTTTAACAGCGCCGGGTCACCTTACCGTCGAGCCTATTGGCTCACTTGAGACCAAGGATGCCAGTAGGACCCGGATCAAGTGGTATTGCTCTCTGGCGCTTTTCTCGGCTATTAAGGCGGCTGCCTTAATAGGCGTTCAAGACTAAATCTCGGGGGAGGGGGGTTTTAACTCCCTCCCCAGGTATCTAGCGATAAAGTGGAGATATAGATAATGGCATTTCTGAAGGTTAAAAATAGGGCTGTCAGTAGCCTGTCCCTGGGTATGAGCGATAACCAAGATTTTTGTATTGTTGCTACCGGAGAAGGTGCCAAGTTTCCTACAACTGGCGATTTTCATATCACCTGCGAAGACGAAATTATGAAGTGCACTTCCAGAAGTAGTGATACATTATATGTTACAAGAGCACAAGAGGGAACTACAGCAGCAGCACACTCAGCAGGCAAATCTGTAGAACTAAGAGTAACAGCAGGAGTTATTGAGAATATTCAAGCCTTAAATCTTACCACAAAGGGCGATATTGTTGTTCGTGGTGCTTCTGCTCCAGAAAGGCTTGGTATTGGTTCAGACCTTGATATATTAACTGTTGCCACAAATACACCAGCCTGGGATGATTTTAGGTTGGTGCTTGCCAAACGAATGCCTGCTACTACTTACTATAACTGGCGGGATATTGGTGAATTTACTCTAACAACTACTGGTTCGGGCTCAGGTGGTGTATATACTCTAAAGAACTACCAACTTGCAACTGGTACAACTCTCAATTCAATAGCTCGTCTAACGAGTGATAGTATTTTTTGGGTTGCTCAAGACTATGATGTTACCAGGTTTGAGTGGACAACTGGCTTGAGCTTTAGAGTAGCAGATATTGCCGGTCAGGAAATCTGGTTTGGTTTTATGGAAACACCAGCAGCACCTACAACTACTCAAAAACACGTAGCTTTTTACGTTGATACCAATGGCGATATATATGCCACTTGTGGAAATGGGACTAGCGGTACACAGGTAGATACTGGACTAAACATAAACCAGAATACTGTTTATGTGCTTTTGATTATATACGGAAGCTCAGACGTTAAATTTTATATAGATAACGTATTGAAGGCAACAATCAGCACAAATATACCGAGTGGTTTCAGTGCCTACATGAACTTTTATATCAAGACTTTGGAGGCAGTTAATAAAATAGTGTGGGCGGGACTTTGGCATTTGAGAGGTACTGCTTAATGGAAATTAAATACTTTACTGATGACCTATCAATAAGCGCAATCGGGAACCTGATTGGATTAAATGTGGATGAACTCACCGTAGGTGCAATTGAAACAGGTGAGTATGTGGACGATATTGACCCACTAGGTAATCCTATCAGAAGAGCAGTTAAGAAAAGAGGCATACAAATAAAATTTGCCCAAGAACCTACCCCTGAACAATTAGGTAATCTGGATATTGTATTAAGCCCCTATAGGCGTGATGGGGGCAAAAGCCTGTCAGATAGGTTCAAGGAGTTGGAAATAAGGGTAAATTCTTTGGAAACTAAAGGTAGCGAATGACAAAAGCAGTTTTCGATTTATGCTATTTTGACGAAGTAGCTTTCGACTATGAAATTTTAATTATTACTGATGTTACGGCGGCTCAACTTGAGATTGTAATCGGGAATAAATCCATATTGGCTGTTGATTTATCAGCAAAAGTCAGTTTGGAGACCATCACAGGGGAGAAAGTCAGAATGGCTAGTTTTACCGGCACGAAAGCAAATATGCTGGTTGCCAGTGGTAGTAAGTCCTCAATCGATATTGAACTATTAGGTGGAGGTTTGTAATGGCATACGATAAAGGCGATAGTGTTTATACCAAGCTGATACACAAAATATATGATTTAGAAACTGATACCTGGTCATTAGCTGATCCCGATAGTGGCTATCCAAAAATAACCATCAAGGATAGCCAGGGAACGGTGAAAGTAAATGCTGCCCAAATGACAAAGGTCGATACTGGTAAGTATGAACATCTTTACCAGTTGGTCGGGGATGCAGCAGTAGGTACCTGGAATGGCCATATTGAAACAAGCAACAGCACCTTTAAGGATAAACAGCACTTTATTTTTGAAGTTAGCTAATCAAGGTGTGTGAGTTTATCTTCATAAAATTTTCCTTCCTTTCTTTAAAGGAGGAGGGATTAAGGGGGTAAGGTAAATATGAATCTAACTGAGATGAGAACCATAATCAGGCGTGAACTTAAGGATGAGGACGCAATCAACTATCGCTGGACTGATGATGAACTGAATAGAAATATCGCCCACGCTGTTAAGGATTTCTCAGAAGCCATTCCTTATGAACAAAAGGCGACTATAGCTACCACGTCGGGGAGCCGGGAGGTTGATATTTCTACTATACCTGACCTTATTAACGTTGAGGCTGTGGAGTACCCGGTAGACCAATTTCCCAAGAGATACCAGCGTTTTAGTTTGTGGGCAGATAAAGTGACTCTCCTGGGTGATGAAGTCCCTGATGGCTCAAATGCCTATATCTACTATGGTAAGTTGCATGATATTGATGCCTCAAGTTCTACCATACCGGTTATGTACGAAGAATTAATTGCTATCGGTGCTTGTGGCTATGCTGCTACCGAGTGGGCCGCATATGCCATTAACCGGGTCAATGTTGGTGGCGATGCTACCCCCAGGGAGTTTCTTACCTGGGGTAAGGAGAAGCTCAACCTATTTAGGTCTGAACTGAAGAGGTTGGGAAGAAAGAACAGGATTAGAATACGCTCATTCTATAGACCCTATTATCAAGTAGTGTCTAAATCAACTGACTATGGACCATAATAAATAGAGTTTATAGGAGGCGAAGCAACCCTCTCATATAACTTATTTCATCTTTTACTTTGGAGGAGAGCAGAACTAAGGGGGCAAGATGGATATGGCACTAAAAGAAGAACTGGTTAAGACTAAGGATGGCTTGCCTAAAGAGGCTTTTGCTATTGTCGGTGACCAAGATGACCCTGAAACCTGGAAGCTACCCCATCATAAAAAGAGTATCTTTAGAGCACTGCGGGGTAGGCTTAATATTGAAAAGACGGTTGATTGGGAGCGGATGCCGGCGGCGGTGGCTGCCCTATCACCAGGCGGATACCGCGGGCAGAGGGTAGATGCCAGCCCCGAGCAAATCCTTCAGGCTGCAAAACACCTGGCGACTCATTACCAAAAGGCAAATAAACCTCTACCTGATACCCTGGCAGCCCTGGTATAGCATGAGACACTCTTAATAAACGGGGCGTTAAAGATGGGCGAAGCCCCTCTTTAAAACACACTTCCCTCTCTCCTTCAAAGGAGAGGGGGGTTAAGGGGGTGAGGATGATAAATAAATTTTATAGAGAAATTGTAGAACAATGAGAAACCTAACATCAACATTACTTACCGCTCAACAGGAAGCCAGCCATATCCCCTATGTTGAGTTGGTAGCCAGGAATAAAATTTCCGGTGTGGTAAGGCTCGACTGGGAGAGGTTATATGATGGCTCGGAGGATGACTACTTCCACGCTGTAACTATGCCTGGTGATGGCTCGATTATCAGAGTCAGGATAACCGTACCCGGTGATGGCAGGAAGCTTTACAGACAGAGAGTAGCTAATCCCGGTCCTTCATCAGATTTCAGTAACTGGACTTACACCAACCAGTATAATTGTGTCGTGGTGGCGGCTGCTTCCCTGGGGGCGGATGTCTCTATTTTCTGGATAAACTCTAACCGGGAAATACGCCGTATAAAAAGTACCGACAATGGTGTTAACTGGGGCAGTCCTGAGCTTATCGATTATTCTCCCACCACCGCTATTTACGGGCTGCCTACAAGCCAAACGGTGATTTGGCTATCTTCTTTGCTGACCAGGCGACCCTCTATGTCAAAAAGCATATCGGCGGGAGCTGGCTGTCCAAAGTTGCCTGGGATAAGACTACCGGTGACCTCTCTGGCGTAGCCGCTATCTATGATGCCGACTGGAATCTCTTTGTTACCGGGCAAGATTCGGCAGATAACTACCAGCTGTGGAGTTTGATATACGGTGATGGTGGCGATGTGGCTTCTGGTACATGGTCAGACCTTAAAGAGTTCGCTTCAGCCCAATCGGATAGTGATTTCGAATACCATGGAGCATTTATGGGTAAACCAGACGTCTATAGGTGCTTTTATGTTGAGAAATTTACCGGCACTGAAGCCTATGATCGCCCCTT